AAGCTCAAACAAGCGACGCTCTTCATCGCCAATGATGCGCAATGCCGCCACTTGATCTTTGAGCTGTTGAAGGCTAGCGTCAAATTTTTGCTGCCTTTGAAGCTCCAAATTATCGCCCAACAGTCCATTATAAATAGCCATATTTGCATTCAATTCTGCGATCATTTTTGCAGCACTTTCTGCTGAAATTTTCTTTTCAGCAAGCATTTTATTGACAACATTCACCGCCAATGCAGTCTTTTGTTGTGTTTCAAATTGCTTTATTTCTTTTTCAATTATGTCATCTGGCAATCCTGATTTAACCAGTTTATTTTTCTTAGCGAGCAAACTATTTTGCAACTTTTGCTCTTCAATGGGGGCGATAGAAGTTGAGTATTGCGCCCATGCAACTGCAGCGTCTCTAATGGCTTGAGCTTCTGCGAGTTGTACTGTTAAAGATTGCTGTGCAAGGGCTAGTTGTGTTTTTTGATCGGCAATTACATCGCGCTTCTCATCGCCAGTTACCTTACGAGGAGCACCTGCGCTTCCAATGCCAAGTATTGATTGAACGCGGGCAGTAAGTTTCGTCTCTTGACCCACTGGCACTTGAGCACCAGGCACATCAAAAGCAAGTCCTTCGTAGTGAGCAGATCCTGGGGTATGCCTTCCCACTCGGCTTTTCCCTTTGAATTCCGTCACTTGTATGCCTGCGCCGGTCAGCTTCCTATAGGCTTCTTCCGCTGCTTCTCTGCTGACGAAAGCAAGATGCTCATGGTAATTTCCACCACCATGGTCTGCCTTGTAGAACGGACTTGTGGGATCGCCGGTGATGTACTGAGCGATGCCAGCACCAAGCCCTTTCCCTCCTCCTCTCGCTCCTCCTCCTGCTCCGCCGGTTACACTTCCTTGCGCCCTTATCACTTCCGCCGACGCATCAAGAAGGGCTTTTTGGCGTTTCAGCGCAATATCTGACATTTGCCGTTCAAAACGAATGGCCTCTTTTTGAAAGCTATTGGCACGAGCTTCTCGTAGATCAAATTCAGAATTGATCCTATTTACTCTTGCTTGATATTCTTGCTCCATTCGCTGCAGTTGGTCTTGCGTGAAATTCTTCGCAAGCTGATCCTGAAGACTGTGATAACTTTCAAGGCTTTGCTCTTTAGGCGGTTTGCCAGCGCCGTCGCCGCCCGACAGGTCAATTTTTTGTAACTTTTTTGCTGCCTCTTCCTTGTTGCGATCTGATGCTGCTTGAGCTGCATTCAAAGCTTTTTGCGCCAAGCCCCTTTCTTCCATTGCCGCCGCCATTTTTTTCTCTGCCGCTGCAATGCCCACCGCCGGGGATACATCGATGCCACCAAGAAAAGTCTTTTCGCCATAGTCTTTCAAAAATTGCTTTTCTTGTGCAGAAAGCGCCCCGTAGCCAAATCCTCCTTGCTTGTTTATCTTGTCCACCTTTTGGTACGTTTGAAGCAATCTCTCTGCCATGGTCAGCTCATTTTGAGCCACCAATCGCCTCTTACCTAGTTCAATCATGTCGCCAGCAGCGGCCAAGTCATTGAGCTCTAAGGATAGTTTTCGTATATCTTTTATTGAATCATTGGCAGCGTCTCCAATCTTGAAAAGTTTGCTGATAAGAAAATCAAGGCCTATCAATATGCCTCCAATAAATAATCCCGTGATTGCTAACTTGAGCGAAATTATTCCCACCCTGGCTAGCCCAGTTGCCTTGGGAATTTGAAGAAGACCTCCAATAAACAAATACACAGACTTAATGGCAGCTTTCAATCCAGTGGCTTCCAGGAGTTTGATTGCTGCTGTTAATGTGCCAATCGCAACGCTCGCTATGATCGCCCCTCTTCCTAGCGGACTAGATGCAAGACTGATGGCCGCAGCAATAGCTTGAACCATGGCAGGCAGTAATGTCGCAAACCTGCTCCCAAGATCAGCAATGGCAGCACCGGCTTGCTGCAATGGAGGAGTGAGTGATTGTATGGCAGCGTAAAAAGCTTGGGCACGAGGGCTCAAAGTGGCAAATCCTTCTCCCGTTGCGGTAAAAGTACCCGTGAGCACTTTCATCGTCGCAGTAACATCTTTGATTAAGCCATTGATTTGAGGCCCAAAAATAGCGGCAAATCTATCGACAATGGGACCAAAGCTTTCATACATCAATGTCAAATTGTTCTGTATTTGATTGACTGCGCCCTGTAAAGTCTTGGCGGCTCCTTGAGCGGCAGGACCAAATTTATTGTTCATTAAAATGGCAACGTTATCAAGCACTTGCGTCATGGCTTTCCCTTTGAAAGCGCCATCCTCCATCGCTTTACTGAACTCAGGAATGCTCATTTGCGCAGCTTGCGCGAATAGTCCCAGCGCTCCGGGAAGAACGTCGCCCAATTGGCCCTTAAGCTCTTCGCTCATTATTTGACCTTTACTGGCCATCTGAGCAAAGGCATAATTCACCCGATCTACTTTGTCGGAACTTAGGCCGAAAGCAGCGGCAGCCTTGGAAATACCAGTGAAAAGATTTTCAATCTGCCCCTGATCAAAACCGGCCGGCTGCATTGAAGCGTAAAGCTTGACAAAACCCTGTCTAGCACTATCCAACGGCACATTAAATCGTTGCGCCAAATTATCGACAAAGGCCAAAGATTGATCAAACGTTTTTGACTCGGACGTAACTGCTTGAAGTTGATTCCTATAAGTAGCCAAGCCCTTGGCTGCCTCAAAAGCCTGCCCAGGTAGGCTCGTGAAAAATGCCAAAGCTTTGTAAGCCGTGCCATAAAGCAACACTTGCTTGATAGCCGTGCCGAATTCACCTCCCAGTTCTGCCATCGCACCGCTAAGCGGCAACTTTTTGGTATCTAAAAAGGGTTTTACGCCGGCATAGGCTTGTTTAATGGTTTGCAACCCTTTGCCCACCGCGAAATAGCCGGCGCCCAGTTGCGAAGATGGTCCCATTCCCCCACCGAGGAACGCTAATGCTCCTCCCCTTTCTCGGGGCTGCCCGCTGCCAGTGACTCTGTCTCTTCCTCCTCCACGAGTAAAATCATCGCCCATGAAAGTGGTGCCAGGAAGAACTCCTCCTCGTTCACTGAGTGTTTGAGTCTCCCGCTGCGCTGAGCGCATGCGAGCCTCTCTCTCACGACGCGCAAATAGTTCCGCTTGCGTTTCTTCCGTCCTACCTGCCCTGTATCTTCCGGGAGGTTCTGGCGATAACAGTCCAGCAATGCGAGTGGATGGCAGTGCTGGCTGAACCGAGGGCAGGGCGCTGCGTCCCAAATCAGTCACCCGAGTCCGTCCGGTAAACAATCCAGCGCCAATGCGCACTCGTGCTTGAGCAACTTTTATTGCATCATCAATGGACCTCATCAGTTCATCGACGCTGCGGTCAATTCGAGCTTTCTTTACTTGGTCAGCAGCTTGCTGCGCCTGGCCAGCCGCTTGTTCCAAGGCATCCCCAATCACCCTAAATAGTCGCAAGGTCCCAAATTCAAACTCGCGAGGATCAAAAATTTCTCGCACTCTTGCGGCTTGAACTGGAAAACGCCTTTGCACCATTTCGTCTGTCAATGCAAGCTTTCCTGGCCCTTCTCCGCCCGCGCCAAGTTGGCGCATTATCTCTTCTCTAGCACCTCTTGACGTGTACTCTGGTAGCAATCCTGCAATGGGGGTACGAGGTGGTACTGCCTTTTGCTGTCTTGCTTGCTGCATCATTGCCGCTGGATCCATACCCAGCATTCCAAAAATGCCACGCGCAATTGTGTCTAATATCTTCCCTCTTTGACGCATCTTGTTTTCCATTGCGTCAAAAGCATTGTCCATGGAAGACAATGCGCCCTTCTCGAAACCTTTGCCTACGTTCTTGCCAATTTCCTCAAACTTTTTAGATGGGGATGCAATGCCGAGGCTGGTCTTGGTGGTTTTAATTAAGTTTTCGCCTATAGATTCTGCAGCGGCTCGCAGACGAGCATCTTGACTGCTAAGTCCATTAAGTAATCCCGCGATGGCATCAACGCCAATTGCGTCCATGGCTGCCACCATAGAAACTTTGGTTCTCGCAATTTCTTTGTCAAAAACAAGCAGGCCGGCGCGTGCTGATGCGCGATATAGCTTTTCGACATCCTTTGATCCCAATCCACCTTGTAATGGAGCCCGTCCTATTGCACCCACTCCAAGTCGCTGCCCTACTCCCGTTTTTGCGGCCTGCTGGGATCTCCCTAGCTTGTCTAAAGCAGTTGCCAGTTGCTTAGCCAGTTCAATTTCGTTGGCTAAATTTGTTTTGACTTCCAAGAAGTAATTACGCTTCTTGATGTTTGTAGCAAGAGCGTTTAATTCGTTTTGTATGTCTAAGCGCTTGAAAGTAACACCAAAGGACAGTTTCGTCCCAGTGGTTACCGCTTGCAGTCCTACAAGCTGAGAGCGAAAAAACGCCAGGTCCAGCCCCACTTGAAGCTGAATACCAGCCGCCTGTCCGCCGCTCTGAGTCATCTTACAAGCCTTCTATAGAATTCATTCTATAATCATTATCCCTGGTTGCGACTACTAAAGGCTTTTATCTCTTCGGCCAATAGCGCAATTACTCTGCCATCCATCACGCGATTTTTCATCAAACGCTGTAAAACTGTCAAGCTCTTATCACTCACGCCATTGTCTCTCTTGATTTGCTTGGTATCAAAAGGCAAGAAATCATCAGGCTTTACTTTTGATTTTTTGCCGCCCATCATGCCCGCAACCATCGTGCCAAGCTTGGCCACGGCTACGCTTTGAATGTTGTACTTGCTGACATCATGCTTTTCTAAATACTTAAGAGCCGCCTTCACATCACTGACGCGTTGACGGCCGAAATACTTTCCGCTCCATCGTTCATCCTTGAAGTCCGACGATGACAGTCGGAAATAAAGGTCATTCCATGGAGTGAGAGAAGTGAGGAACTTTCTTGCTTGCGCCTCTAGGCGCTCGGCGTGAGAGGAGTATTCCTCTTCTGGGATTTTTTTGCTCCTTCGGTGGCCTCCTTCACTTCTGCTTCTTGTTCTGCAGAGATGAATTCCACCACTTTTGCAATGGCACGGCGTGGCAATGCTTTAGTGTCATCCAAGTCCCAATCAGCAAGATCTTGCCATTCACCATCAACGAGCCCTTGCCCGCGAGAGCGCACGAAAGCAGTGGCCATGCGAGCATTAGTGCTTTCCACTGAAGAGCCGCTTGTAATCATGCTCATTGTTTCTTCAGTGTATTCAGAAAGAAGTTCAGCTTCAGTGATGGAACCACCGCCTCCTTGCAACAAGGAAAATGCTTCGTCAAGGGGAATGCCCTTCGCAGTGGCAATGCGCTTGGCCAGTTGTACAGCACGAATGGTGGCCTGACTTTGAAGCTTGCTGATTTCCTCTTGCTCAATGGCTTCTGCCACTAACCAGCCGCCATACTTCTTCATGCGGATGTTGGGGAGAAGCTCGAAAAACTCCTCAGTCTTAGTGTCAAGAAGGAAGCTGTATTTGCTCATGATCGAGAATGTTTAACATTGCGTTGAACACCTTAACACGCTCATGGTTAGAGCGGAAGTCAGAAGGCACTTCAACAAAAAGGGAATGACTTTCGTTCGTAAGTCTAATGGTGGTTTCTCTGCATGACACAAGACAAAGAATGCCCACTTCCAAGGCAGTGCCTTCAATTAGACAGTCAATGGCATGGACAGTTTTGTCGTCGCTCCACAAATAATCAATGTTCATCGGCGGAATGCAGAGGCTATGCGTTTCTTTAATGATTTGCTCAAATCACTGGCCAAAAATAAATCAGGACTAACCAATGGGTCGGTCCATTGCCTTGGCTCAATGTTTGTGCCCTTGCCTTCATGCACATAATATGCGTAGAGCTTGCCTGAACTGTTCTTTGCATTCCAGTCCCATGAAGCCGTTACGTCGTTACCTCCAGTGGTGATAGTAAAACTGTCTCTGCCGCTGCGATAGAGGTCACCAAGATCGTAAATGTCACGAGGCTCAGGGCCAACGGTTTGCCCACTCTTCCTGAAGGTGACAGCAGGATAGTCCCAAATTTCATTGTTGAATTGATCCCGAAAATGATCATTCACTTCAAAGCGAGTCCACGTTTCAAATGCGGCCTGAAGCTTCTGTTCCCAAAATGCTCCGCCAACAATTTTGGCGCCAACAATAATGCCAGCCATTATTGATACAGCGAGCGAATGACCATATCAGGAATCATAAAACGACAGCGCTCATAAGCCACGTCATCGCCAGGGAAATAACGCGGAGTGCTATCGGGGAATCGCCTAATGATTCTTTCCATGGCCCGTGGCAAAGTGTTGCTGCTAGGCGTGTATTGAGCCAATATCACCTCCCATAGTTGATTCATCTTAATTGCGCCCAAAGGCGACCTTGGTAAAAGCTGCGGGAATTCGCGCATTGTCACTTCCATCCCCTCCACCTTAAATTCAGGAGGCACGCCTTGTCTGCCCACCACGTACATGGCAGGAATGGTAGAGCCATCAGGCAGCGTGTAGGAGCCAATCAAATTGGGACTAGCACCTAGAAGCGTGGTAATAATGTCTCGTAATTGAGCAATGTTCACAATAAAAAGCCTCCCCGTATGGGAAGGCTAGCAAAGACTATGGCTAAGAAAGTCAGTTAGGAGCAGTCGGGATGATAGTACCAGTGTTTTCAGCATTCTGGTGGATGCCAATGCGACCACGGCTGGTCAAGTCGAAGGTGACTTCAACAAGATTATCAGCAGGGTAGCTTTCGCTGTAATTCATCACACAAGCAGCAAATGCCACGCGGTCATAGTAGTAAGTGGTGCCACTCACTCCCAGTTGCTTGTTGATCTCCACATACACTTCATGGTTCTTGTCATAGCGCGAAGCAGCAATCACTTGGAAAGCTTCATCAAAGCTATTAGGAATGAAGACAGTGCCGTCAACGTCCTTCTGGAAATAAGAAGTGACGGAAGCGGTGGCCTGAGAGGTGACGATCACGCTATCAGCAAAGCCGCCACCACCAAGCAGGTAGAATTCGGTGTTGCCGTCGTTAAAGGCCACAGAAGCCGTTGTAGCAGCTTGCAGCGTGTAGAGCGTAGGAACGCCGCTAACAGTGAAAGTACCGCCACTCTGGGTGATCACAGGGCGGCCAGAGGCCAGGGTGATAGAGCCAACACGTACAATCACGTCTTGACTCTTAACCAGTTCTGTCGGATGGTAGAGCATTAGAAAGTCCTCAATGGAAAAGAAAATGGTTAAGCGTCAAAGATTTTGTACGCTTCCTTTACCAACCAGTCTAAAAATTCCTCTGATTGGTGTGCCGAGAAATTGCCAATAGTGTTCAGCAATTTGTTCGTTCGGCAATAGCTCAAACCGTCCTTCTCTCCCATTGATTGTTGCAGCAGCGGAACTCCCAGGAGAAATGCCAGAAAGAGCCAATGGCCCTGTCAATCTTCCCTCCATATATACAGCCGTACTATCTGCACCAAGCAAATAATCGTACTGTGGATTGCGCTTCTGCTTCAAAGTGGCATAGTATGTGGTGCCTGACGAAAGGGCAGTGTAATTGCCCGTTTCGCTATCAATGGCATAGCCAGAAGCAACAGCCCATACAAGAGAGGCATTTGCAAGTGGCGAAAGACCATTGATCATGCAACAAAACCAATAGAAAGAGAACCGGCGACGGTTTCAAGCATTCGTTTGAACTCTTGGCCATATTGCGTGGCGTCGAGTCCTTTGCCATACACTTTGCCTTCAGTGGCACCCACTTGAATGCCC